TACTCCTTGCATATAAAGGCTGTCCTTGAACAACATTCTAAAATGCAATAGATTCAAAACCAGCAACAGAATAAACATTTCTCCCACCTAAAGTATCTTTTAAATCAATAAGAGCCTCTGTAAAACCCTTAGAATTAGGGGCATATGGTGTGTAATTACTTGTTCCAGCCATTATGCTAACTTCACAGGTGGCTCAATATAAATACTAAAAGATGTAGTTGTAGCTCCTTCTCCTATTCTTGTAACAGCTTGCCCTGAACCAGTAGGTGCAGTTGTTGTTATAGCACCAGCAGTTGTCGGACTTAAATAATACAAATCGCCAGGGTCTATTGAAGACATTGTTTTCATCCCAACTACTAAAACTTTGACTTCATTACCAGCAGAGGCAGCAGCATCAGTAATACCTACAACATGAGCATTTTCTAAAGCACCATTAGCAGCACTAGCTTTTCCAACCTGACCATCACTAGATCTCATGTAAACAGCGTCTCCATCTGCTACAGTCTCGAAGGCAGTCACGTCAAAACCTACACGAGTTGGTGAAAAGACAGGAAAACCATCTTTTACATCAATAATCGCATCTACTAAACCTCGATAATTAGGTTCATATGGTTGACGAGTCATTGCAAAGTTATTAGCAGTCATTAAATCAATTAAAACTGTAATAGCACCCTCTACATTTGGTTCATATCCTGTTGCCATACTTTTATTCCAACTAATTAATATTTTAAATTGTAAAATCCTTTAGAATAAAGAAAAAGGGAAAGAAAGTGGAAACAGAACTCATCGCTGCTGTCATTTCTGGAGGCATTGGTGTTTTTGCTGGCTTAACACAAGCTTTAGGGAAATTTAATAAAAAATTAGATAGAAGATTTTATAACATCGAAAGTAATCTTGATAAACTAAAAAATGAAGTAGTTCATGATTATGTTTTGAAAGAAGATTTCCTACGTGAGATGCAAGCTGTCCATACGAAATTAGACAGGATACTTGATCATTTATTAGCTAAAAGTTAAACAGCTACCCAAGCAGTTGTACTTAATTTATAAAGATACAAAGCACTAGTAGTAGTGTTGTAATGTAACTGCCCATCTACAGGATTAGAAGGATATCCTGCTGCCACTGAAGCTACTGCTTTGGCTGTCTGCCAAGCAGCACCATCAAAAATCTTGTAAATATGAGTACTAGTTGTATCTAGCCAAGACTCACCTTTACTATTACCAGCAAACCCAGCAGCTGTGTTGTTTGGAGCAGTGGTACCTACAGATATAGGACCAACTTTAATTAAGCCGGTGGTAGGAGAAGCTGTATTATCAGGGAAAAAGAGTCCGGGCTCACCTGCATTGTTATTAACAGCCAGCTCAGCAGAGCCAAGACGGATAGGGAAGGGACGGTCATGTAATACACTGGAGCGTCTAGATAGAATTTGTACGGCCATATCTAAATATTAATATAAAGATCAGCATCGACAACAGTATCTTGATCTGTTAGAGGTGAATATGTCGAAGAATCAATAATACTGACAGTAGTTGCATCTTCTGTTGGCGTTCCACTTATATATTCTCCTCCATCTATCAAACCTGCTTCAAATTCCGAGGTATATTCACTCAGAGGCTTGTTAATAATACCTAACTTTACGTCTTGTAAGAGAGTTGGTGATTTATTAAAGAGTTTATTAACTAAATTAATCATTCTATTAGTTAAATTTGATGCTTTACCAGATCTACTTAACTTTCCTTCAGTATCTCTTTTTACACTATCTGTAAGTGTCATTCCAATAAGAGATGGATCGAAATCTGCAACAGATTGAGGTAAACCACGATTACCTATAACCTCTTTTTGACCACTCCAAGCTGTATTCTGCTTGACAAGTAACAAAGTCTCCACAGCCGACTCTAATTTCTCCTTCTCTTTCTCAAATTTATGTTCAAAACGTTCTAAACCTTCACCAATTGGCTTGTCATTCGGCTCTAATAACCATGCTCCTACATAATCATGCTTCTTTAAGTTACTAATCGTACAATACCCGCTTGTTTGACTACTAAATGGATAAATAACAACAAAATTATCAGAATTAGGTACAGACGTAACTGTATATTCACCAGATAAAGCATTTCCGCTCGTAAAAGTTATTTCAAGTTTAGTATTTGCTTCTAAATTATGCCCAACAACATTAATAGTAATATTTGGACCATTTTGAACATAAGAACCAGTTAAATTAATGGGATCATTACCTTCATCATGTTTTAAAGCAAACATGGCGGCATAAATGTGTTTGCACCACCTTAATTGGTAATACATCAAATTAGCTGTATCATTTCCACTAGTATCTTCATAATCAGGAAGCTGATAGAAGTTATTAATGGCGACAAAACCTAAATCTCTAAATGTACCTGGAATATCTCTTTCATCGCTATAAGTTCCATCTGGCTGTAATACCTGTCCTGGTTTAGTTGAACGTACTGTTGTAGTTGGAAAACGTCTTTTTGTTAATTCACTATATAGATCGTAACTATCTCTACGTGAAAAATCTTGACAGGAGCATTGCCAGCGTAACTCGGTAGTTAAATATCTACCAACAGTAAAACCACGATGTGCTGGAACAACTGTCTTTGTAACAGTATCTACTGTAGTAGCTCCATAGCTATCCTTTCTTTGGAAAATTATCTCTTTATTAGAGGCATCAATACCTGTAACGGTGTATCCAACATAGTCGTCATACCTACGACCACGTAGTAATCTACTTAAAGTTAAATTACCATTTGTATTACCACTCGTAATAGTAGATATTTCTAATTGAGTTGTATTAGGAACCGTAACAGTATATCTACCAGAAGAAACATCTCCGCTACTTACATCTATGTATACTTTATTGCCTGTAGATAAGCCATGTGCTGAACTACATGTGATAGTAAGAGTTGAGCCTACTCTCGCATAAGTAGAACTAATACCAGGATCTTTTTCAATAATACGATCTGCTAGACGTTCCCCTGCAAAGAAAGTAACATCTGTAGGGATATAGCGAAGGCGAACTCGAATAACAGTCCAACGCGAATCCCCAAAAGTAGTCGATAAATAATAATTAACATTTCCGCTAACATTAACTGCTGTCGAAGCCGTTACTGTGAAAGTATTTTGTGTCGTACTAACAATAGTTAAAGTTTCATCAACACCTGCACCAGATTGAATATCTAGATAGACACTTTCTCCTGGATACAAACCGTGATCTTGCTTTGTAATTACCAACGTAGTACCAGCTTGATTATAAGTTCCACTAACCACATTTCCTAAATATCTAACACCCAAGATCGGTAATCCGTGCTCATAAAAACTAAAAGCATCAGTATCTCTCATGCCAACTAACTGTTCACCTAATTCTTGATTAACCGAAGGGAAAGTATATATTCGAGCAGGAATAAAGACACCTGGGTATTGTTGAAAAGTGAAATAAACTCGATAATCTCCTCTTCTTCCTCTCTCAGATGCAGTGGAACCTAAAAAACTCTGTGTCGCAGCATATAATTCATACCCTCGTCTCCAGCGAGACCATAAGGAATCTGTATTGTAAAAATCAACTTCACTATTTTTATAACTCTTTCTATTACTAGAAACATCAAAAGGTGTTCTTTCATGACCCCACTTCGCAGTTTTGCCAAACTGTTTCTCGTCTTCAAATGTCTTTGAAAATTTAGTATTAAAACCTAATTTTGAAGGATTACTAAATCCTTTTGCCCCAAATGGCATCGTTCTTAGTAATAACCACCTTGAACATTACAATAGAAACCAGTTGTTAATGCAGTAGCACCTGTTGCTGCTACGTATAAACCTTGACCTCTCTTTAACATAAGACCACGTTGTTTCGGAGCTACTTCGTTATTTGCAGTAACAAAATTAGAACCTGCTTGTACTACAGGATGATTAATAAAAGGTAGATCCTCATTCAATGTAAGACTATAATTCTGCTTTGATGCAACAGAATCAATACTCGCTGTGAATAAAGGGAAATATTGGTTGGTATTAGTTACAGTTCCAGTACTTACTAAGTAAAAACAAAATAAAGTCGGTTGATAAACAGTAACGTTACCAGTGATAGCACCTTGTGAAGGTATGGTGACATCAAATGTTGTCGCAGTTACTTTAATAACACTAAAAGTATTATCTACAGGTACTGCTCCTCCGCTATAAGTCGTAAAATCTAATTTAACTTCTTGCCCTACTTTTAAATGGTGACCAGCAGTAATGGTAACTGTACAAGTTGTCGAGTTAGCTGCATATGTTCCAGTTGTTCCTGCACTAGGTGCCATAAATTCAACTTCATGTTTCCCATACTGAAACCAAATTTCATCTATATATGCACCACTGATAGATGTATCTGTTAAAGCGGAGTCTGCATCAAAAACTTTCGTCGCATTACCAACCGCTGTTGGAATAAAGCTTGTACCAAAACTTTGACCAGCCGCAACAGTTACTAAAGTAGATGTTGTCGCTGGACGATCTACCATTAATGGCTGTTTATTTGAACTACTGCTTGACACGTTTATTTACTAGTAGATTTAAAACCTATTATAACGGAAGAGTTTCTTATAATCTAAGAATAATTTCTGACATGTGGCCAATCATCAGGAAAAGTTTCCCAATTTGGCATTCCTTTGAATGTCTCCCATACACCTAAATCTTCAGGTCTTACAGCTTTGTCTGAATAACCTACACCTTGAGGGGCTGCCATGTAATTTGCAATAATAGCTCCAACTGCTGGACTACCTGCCATTCTTTGACGTGCCATCTTATGCTCTTAAATCTATACCTAATTTAGAACCAGCATATCTACGTGGTTCCCTAGAATTAACAAATTTTTCCTCACCCCCATGCTCAGGTTCGTAAGGTTCTCTTACTCTCCAACGATGAGGTCTTATCCCTTCTCTATAACCTAATCTAGTAGTAGGACGAATAGACATTTTAAGAAGCAGCTATACTAAAGACCACAGTGGCAGCAGTACCTCCATTCTCAGAAACAAATCTTGGTCTTATCCATCTAACAGGAGTATTAGCAACGTTATACACAGAAGTACCATTAGCTGTTATTGTCTTTTCAGCAATAATTATTCCGTAGTTTGTACCATCAATACTTCCTTCTAAAGTGACTTTTACGTTGGTATTTATAGTGGCAACAGTAACAATAAGAGTGTAGTCCTTTGTGTTGAACGTATTGTTTACAGCTACTTGTAAAGCGGTACCAACACCAGGAGCTTCTAAAGCACTATCTGTCTGAAAAATAGTATCTTGAAAGTAAGTTATAGCCATGAATTTGAAGGTTACCTATTAATAAGAATAACAGGGGGACATGCTATCTATAATTTGTCTCTAAAAGAAGTCTGGTACCTACCGCTACATCAGCTGGTCCAGGTAGTGCTTGAATAAATTCTGCACCTTCTCTATTAAACCTATATCTAGCTTGTTCTGGATTCCTATAGTTTGGAACATATAAGTGGAGTGCTAACCTATCTGTCTCAAATAAATAAATCTGAGTCCAAGTTTTTAACGTCTCCTTAAAATCAGAAGTTGAAATTGTACGATCAACGTCTCCAGCAATACTTTCAATACGACTCTTAGGAGCGGAATCATTATTCACACTTCCTGTCATATCAGTACGCTTTTCAGCTTCATCACAACGACCTATTTGTTCAACAATTTTGTCATACCAAAAAGAATCTTGAATATTATCTAATGCTTCTTCAAGACGACCTTGGTCACCAGCAGGTACCGAAGTTAAGTTATAGCCTAAGTGCCATCGAACCTTAGACTTTAAAAAAGTATCAAGCTTCATTAACTAATTACAAATAATCCTAGTAGTAGTTTACGTGAACTAAGTTCTCCCCATCGTCCCCTCTCCAACTATTAGAACCCACGTTTTTAGTCCACTCGCACGAGGTTTTCGCCAAAAATAGTATCCCAATCCACTCTTTTAATGGATCGTAACTGTTCTAGCTTTTGAAAACGCTCTCCAGAACATGTCGTTTGTAAATCTTTTATATCTCTTGCAGTTTTTAAACCTACTCCAGGTAGTGCATCTGCAATCTGGCGAGCACTCGCTGTATTTATATTTACACGAACATCAATCGGAAAGCTCTCACGTGGTGTTGGCTTATCTGGACTAGCTCCATCAGCTTTTAGCTCTGCTGTAAGTCTCTCTTCTGTCCTAATTTTCTCATTAGTAGCATCGATTTGGGGAAGTAAATCTGACTCGTCAGCATAAATGACTTCATCTTGTGCATCGACACACATCATAATTCCTTCGCCATGTTGAGATATGACTTCAACTAATCCACCTGTAGGTTTGTACTGATACAACATAACTTGATTGTTAACCTCTGATTAGCATACCAGTGTCTACCTTTGATTTCAACTCTATTGAGGATGATTTGGATGTGAATTGGACATAAGAAGAGCTATTAAAGATAAACAAATACCCACAATTAATACAGCACTAACGAAAGCCATAATGTTTTTATAGACCTACTTAGTATAGACAAGAAAAAAGCGAGCCACAAGGACCCGCTTCGTTCATCTAAGAGTAAAAAATATTACTCGTCGTTACCACCTAATTGTGATGCAAAGTCAATAAAGCCTTGAACATCATTCCAAGATACAGCAGCAGCAGGACGGAGATAGTTCACACGACATACGATGTATGCAGAGCGACCAGCGTCAGAATCGTCTTGACTGATGTAAACACCGTCACCAGTTGGTGTTGTGTTAGCTGTAGCGTTTACGTTGTAAACCTTGAAAGTAGTATCAGCAGTTGCTTGATACATCATTGCATCCGCAAAATTAGCTTGCGTATACGAAGTACCAATCACTCTGAGGAAAGGTAGGTTTCCATCTGTTGTGTCAGATGTACCTTGAGCAATACCTGTTGCACCTATACCAAGACTTGCAGAAGCTGCTTTTAAGCCATTGACAGGAGCTGCAGGAATACCCAAAGGATTACCACCATTGTCTGGTCCTAGTAGAAGAACCTCAGTGTTGGTACCTAGTAAATCAGCTGTTACAGGAGCTGCAGGAAAACCTGCTCTGTCCTGTGCGGCAGATGGGACATCTTGTGCAACGCAGATAGAAGCACCGTAGACATATGCAGGACGTGATGCGTCAGCTTGTACTACGAGGCTTGTACGATCATTACGTACACGATCACCTACACGGCGATCTGGTGAAGGAACAGTTAAGTCGAAGCTCTTATATGAAGCTTTAGTAGCAGCAAGGTTAGATACCTTTGCATAGCCAACAAGTTCAAATGCCTCAACCCCAGGCCATCCAAATACACCTTCATCGTTGTATGAGGATAGACGGTTGATCTGGTTACCAGGCTGAAGAATAGCTCCAGCGGAAGATTTGTAAGTTGCCATTAGTTATATACCTCCTTACTCAGATACCGTGAAGGCTGTTGTGATGAAGTCCTTGTTCAAGTTCGCAAAACCAGCATATAGCTGCCATATTAAAATAATGAATCTCGAAAAGTCATCATTATTATTAATTAGAACTTGAGCATTAGGTCCACCAATACCTACACCGATAGCCTGAGGACCGAAGAACAATCCAGCAGGAGTAGTTTTGGAGCCTGCACCATTACCATCACCTATATCAGAGGTAATAGTTTTAGCAGGGAAGTTTGTAGATTCGAAGAATCTTACTCCTTCGAAAACAAACCCGGATGGCATTACTGGCTCTCCAGCTACGAACTGAGCTTGGCCATATTGACCACCGCCGTAGATAGCTTGGTTAGGAGAACCGGCACCCATTAGAGGAGAGCCTTGTCCAGGCATTCCAGGGTAGCGAGCAACTTCACGGAAGCCTTGATCTGCACGAAGATCCTTCATGAATGAAGGGTCAGCAATACATCTATAGTAGCCGTCTTCAAAGACAGGTACGTGACGCTTACGTAGACTCTTTACAACTTCTAAAAGGTCAGTTTTTACGTTGAACTTAAAGCGCTCAGAAGCATATTCTGTAGCTGTATAAGCGGTAAGAGTAGTTGAGTTTGTTTTTGCTTTACCATTTGGATAGTAGTATCCACCTTGAGAATCAGATGACTGTCCACGAGACTCACTCTTGAAGAGTTCGTCAATGAAGACTCTGTCACGCCAACGACGGTAGTCGTCTAAAAGCGTAAGGCTACCAATCGACTGGTGGAACATATTAAGGTTCCCAGTATCAAGCAGCAGACGCTGTGCTGTCATCAAGGTCTCACGAGCAATCTTGAAAGTGCTAGGGAGATTGTTGTTATTTGGATCGGCTGGTCCTGTATACTCACGAAGAGATACAAGTACTTTATCCTTGACAATAGATCTGCTGTTAGCTGTACCTATGGTTTGATCCTGAGTACGCTCACGGCTTGTCTTTGTTCCTGGATTGCCGAAAAATCTGTAGCGGTCGAGTTGTACGGTCTGTCCAGGTTGCTTCGTAAAATCATGTACGACTACTGGCTCAGCAGCCATCTCTACGATATACGCTGGATGGGGACGATACAATTCCGCGCGAAGG